TTCTTTGTTCCTAAAACAAAGTGGTGCGGATGGGATACTCTCCCGCCTGGTTTACATGTTCCAGTCAAAAATGTGTTGGTGGTAAATCCCCTTCCGTGTGGTTGTTTTCCAATTTAGCATCTGAAATAATAAAATTGGTGGCGTGCATGTGCCTGGGGGTTGACCACCCCCTTCATGCGGGTGTAGTTCAGTGGTAGAACGTCAGCCTTCCAAGCTGAATGTCGTCGGTTCGAATCCGATCTCCCGCTTATAAATATCAACGATGAAGTTGATTGTACAATGTCTAGAGCTTTAGTTAATCAAATTGCAAACCAGACTAATAATGGTCCAGTAGAATTTCCTTTTGGATTGACCATTCCTCAGTCTACTGCACTATCTCTTGACGGATCTTTTCTCGCATCTGGAAATACACTAGGTAACACTGGTCAAATTCTTAGAGCAGGACCAAATTCAACATTGGTATGGGCTGACTCAGATACATTTGATCTTACCGCTGGTGATGGAACAACTTCCAATAGAAAAAATATTGTACTAACTCAAGTAGGATCTGGTGCAACTGATACTGTTGTCTTAGAAGCTGGTAATAATGTTAGTCTGTCTAGAGCAGGTAATGTTATTACATTCACCTCTTCGTATGTTGATACAGATACTATTACAAATATTAGAACTGGAACCGATCCATATGTAAATGGTGATCTGACTTTACTTCAGGGTGGATCAACAACAATCACACAATCTGGATCTAACTTTACAATTTCATCTACAGATACTCAATACACTGCTGGTACTGGTGTTACTCTAACAGGAACAACATTTTCTATTCCTCAAGAAGTTGATACTACTAGTGATCCTACATTTAATGATCTTACTTTAACAGGTAATTTAACTGCTGTTGATGGTTCATTTACTGGTAATGTAACTGGTACGTGGGATGGTGGTACTATTCCTATCAATAAAGGTGGTACTGGATCTACAACTGCAACTTCTGCATTCATAGCACTAGCACCATCGATTACTAACCTTCAAGATAAGTTTCTTACAACTGATGGTAGTAATATTTACTGGGCAAATTTACCAGCACAAGGTGGTTTTACTCCATTAGAATATACACTTACTGCAGAAGCTGGACCAACAAGTTCAAGCGCAAAGATAAGAAGTACCGATAACAATACTTCACCGAATTTTACTGAAGTCACCATTGTTGGTGGAACTGATATTGCAATTTCTGAAAGCGGTAATACAATCACTATTGGATACAGTGGAACAAGCACAACTTTAACGCAAGAAGAAGTTGAAGACATTGTTGGTGGAATGATCAACAATGCATCTAACACCGACATTTCAGTTACTTACAATGATACTGCAGGAGAGTTAGAATTTTCTTATACTGGTGCTGGACCAACAGATACTAACACAACATATGATCTTAGTACAACTGCAATTACTGGTGGAGCTGCTTTACTACTAACTCCTGGTGGAAGCGGTGCAGGAACTGGAGTTGATCAGATTGATATTCTTGGTGGTAATAACGTAGACGTTACTAGAGATGCTGGAACTGGTAAACTTACAATATCAGCACTTGATACAAACACCAACACAATTACAAATCTAACCATCACTGGACCAAATACAACTGGTGGTAATAATTTTGTTAATGGAGACCTTGTATTCCAAGCAAGTGGCGGAATTACCCTCGCGCAGTCTGGAACTACGTTCGCTATTAGTTCTTCAGATACTAACTCATATGTTGATGGAGCATCGTGGGCAACTCTCACAGGGGCTTTGACGATTACTAGAACAGATACTTTATCAGATATTGTAGTTCCAGTAGATAATCTACAAAGTTATTTTGATAATAGATATGCACAGACTTCAAATCTAACTGATGCTAGGATTACATCTGCTACTTGGAACTCTACTAGTGGTGTATTGAGTCTTCTTCCAAACAATGGTGATCCTGCGATTACTGTAAATTTGGATGGTAGATATGTAACTGATAGAGGAGATAATTTTTATGCAACTAGTGGTAGTGTTGTTGCATCTACCAATAATCCTGGAGGATTCCACGTAAATAGAAAGCTTTTACAAATTGATAGAAACGATAGTAATTCTTTTACTGTAGAGTTAGAACCTCTATATGATTATCTTGATACACTATATGCTCCAATAACTAGTATCGATACTGCAGTTGAAGATTTCACTTTTATTGATGGAGAACTTTATTTATCAGTAGCTGAACAACCTGGAGGAACAATCCGAGATCAATATACATATGATTTTGATGCTCGATACGTAAAGAAAAACGATTTCGTTGATAATCTTAGTTTCAATACAACTAATGGAGTTCTAACACTAGATCATAATAGACAAGACCCATCAGGAACCAGCAGCGATGCTCCGTCAGTTACTGTAGATCTTGATGGTAGATATAAGTTAGACTCTGCTTTAGATGTTGCGATCTCAGATCTTATTTGGAATCCAGGTACTGGAAATATTTACGCACAAAAGAACGATAACTCTAATACTAATTCTAGAAGTCTCGATGGTAGATACATTGATACTGTTACTCTTAGCGGCAACCAATTTACGTTTGCTAGGAACAACGGAACTGATACTGTAATTACTCTACCAAAAGTTAGAACTGACGTTCCAAATAATACCAGGATGTTATTCTATGAGAGTTCAGCACCAGTTGGATGGGAAAAGGTAACATCTTCTTCATTAAATAACGCAGCAATTCGAGTTGTTACTGGATCGGGCGCTCTTACAGGTGGATCTCAACAATTCTCCAACACTTTTACAAGCAATCGTGCAACTGGTGGATCAGTTAACAGAGGGAATCTAGATGTTTCTGGTAATATATCATCTCAAGTTAATGATAAATCAGTTAACAAAGGAAATCTAAGTGTTAATGGATCTCCATCTGTTAACTTTACTTCTGGTACTGGTGTTAACAGAGGAAACTTAAGCGTTTCAGCTCATACATTGTCTACAAGTCAGATGCCTAGTCATAGGCATAATTATAATTACATCAGTGATTCTAGTGGGAACAAGGAGTTTGGTGAAAAAGATAATGATGGTAGAACCGAAAATGCTAACACAGGTAATACAGGTGGCGGCGGTTCTCATAGTCATGGATTAACTGGTAATCCTACTTTCACAGGAGGAGTTAGTGGATCTAAAGGAAACTTAGCTATCAGTGGAAGTCCATCTGTTAATTTTTCTGTTTCGTCCAGTCACAATTTTAATGTGACTGGGAATCCTACATACACAGCAGGAAATATGAACTTTGCAGTTAAGTATGTAGATGTTATAATTTGTAGACGTAACGATTCTTTGGATCCATAATATGAAACTAGAGTCAGGTGATTTTTGTCCTCTAATTGGAGGACCATGTAAAAAATTTGAATGTAAATGGTGGATTCAAATTAGAGGATTGAATCCTCAAACAGGACAAGAAGTTGATGAATGGGATTGTACAGTATCGATGTTGCCTATGTTGCTTATTGAAGCATCACAGCAAGCACGACAAGCTGGTGCTGCTGTTGAAAGTTTTAGAAATGAAAATATAAAACAAACAGAGAAACTTCACGAAAACTTATTGCAAGCACAAGAAATTGTACCAGCAATAATTAAACAGTCTCTAAATAATAATAAGGGATTACTGGGCGGATTACCATGAAATTTAATATCTTAATTGCTGATAATGTTAACGATGGATCTGTTGGATATGAAGGCAGAGTTGTTTCCAACGTTGATTTAATTAATGAGGATTTTCTGGACCAGAGAATTTGGGCAATTGAGTATAATGATACTGTTGTACCTCCCATCAATAATATTGAATATCAACCATCCATAGGAGATCCAGAAGAAAAAAATCTCTCTCTAAGTTTGACCGAGGAACAAGTTCAGTCTTATGGAGAATGGGCAAGAACCAAAGTTGATGCAGCTTTTGCAAGAGAAGAAGCATCTAGAGAACTGCACAAATATCATAGTGACTATGGTCAGTTTTCCCTTTGGGAATCTTGGAGTGCTTCTGATGAACCAAGAATTAAGAGAGATGAATTACTAGCAATTAGCGATCCATATATTACTATTCCAAGTCTGGATGCTAATGGATGGGAATCGTGGAGACAATGGGTTAGAAATTTACCATCACTTTTTCCCACCCCATTGGATATTGAATGGGTAGATCCGCCAGCAAATGCTAGCACTTATTTAAAATATAAGATTCGAGAAATGAAAACAACGATTGATGATATGAGATCTAAGAGAGATTCTTATATAGACTATGTTCCTCCAGTGATTGACTAACACTAAATATCTTTGATGCACTGGAACAATAATAGATGTCTAGAATCAGAGTAGACGAATTAATTAATGCTGGAAATACTGGACCTTTATTAGCAGTAGAAGGTTTAGAAATTCCAGTTTCTAAAACATTGAACATTAATGGTTCAATTGTTTTGAATGGAGATACTGGTCTTGACGGACAGGTGTTGAGAAGAACTACTACTGGATTATCTTGGGATAATGTTCCTCTAACAGATTCAGATACAACTTATACTTTATCTGCTATTGATGGTAGCAATGCTACAAGAGAGAAAGTAATTCGTTTAGCTGCTGGTGGATCTGGATCTGGATCTACTGATGTTGTTTTAATTGCAGGTAACAATGTTGCACTAACTAGGAGTGGAGATAGGATTACTATTGATTCTAGTTACACGGACACTAATACAATTACAAGAATTGGAACCAATGGGGGAAGTTATACTGATGGAGATGTAAATTTCATCGGAACAGGTGCTGCTACAATTACTCAATCTGGTAGAACTGTTAGTATCAATGTAACTGATGATAATACTACGTACACTGGTGAGAGTGGCGTTGATATTACGGTTGATAACAGAATTAGAATCGGTCAACCTGTAGGTGTAAACGATGCAGTTACTTTTGGTCAGATTACAGTAACAGGAGATTTAATTGTTCAGGGAACAACCACGAATAGTAATGTGGTTCAGGTAACAACCCTGGATAAATTTATCAATCTGAATGATGTATTGATTCCGACAGATCCTGTAGCAAATGGTGGAGGAATTATTCTTAGGGGAGATACAGATCATACAATTCTTTGGAGTAATCCTGATGACGCTTGGTCCTCATCTGAGAACTTCAATCTCTCTTTGGGAAGAGAGTATAGAATTAATGAGCAGAAAGTTTTAGATGCAACTTCGTTAGGTGTAGATGTTGTAGATTCTAGTTTAGAATCCGTTGGAATTTTGACTACTGGTATTTGGAATGCGACACCAATTAATATTGCATATGGTGGAACTGGACACACTTCAGCAAATGATGCTTTGAATGCGTTTCTACCACAGCAAGCAGGCAACAGTGGTAAATTTCTTTCTACTGATGGACAAGATACTTCTTGGACTGCTATTCCTCCAACGTATGCTGGATGGGACGTTGGTGACGCTACAGTTACTAAAACGGTAAATAGCACAGATACTGTTAGATTTATTGGTACTGGTAATGCATTAGTTACTTTAGATAATGTACAGAATAGAGTCATCATTAATTCTACAGATACAACTTATGGGTTGAGTGTAGAGAATGATACGAATCCAACTAAAAAAATTATTAGACTTACAGACTCAACATCATTTGCACAAGATGTTGTTTTGGGTGCAGGAACTGGTGTAACTCTTACCAGAGTTAATGATGATCTTATTTTTTCTGTTGCTCAGGATGTAAGTGCTAGTGCTAGACCAACTTTTAGTGCCCTTACTGTTACTGGTGGAATAGATGCAACTTCTTATTCTGGTGATGCATCATCGATGGATGGTCTTACTGGAGCATCTAATGGAACTTATGGAGGATCTGCAGAAATTCCAATCATCACAGTGTCTCCCAGTGGAAGAATTACTTCTATTTCTACAGCACCTAACAGTGGAACGGGAACTTCTGGTGTTGTTGCTGGTGGTAATTCAAATTCAATTCAATATAATTCCAACGGAAGTTTTGCTGGAAGTTCCAAGTTTACGTATGAACCTAGTCAGAGTGAGTTGAGAGTTCAGGGTTATATCACTTCTGATAATCTCCAATCCACTAATGGTAATATTAATAAACTTTCTGTAACTGAAACACTGAAACTACCGTCAAAAAATAATAGTGAACGGGCGTTGTTGAATGTTTCTGAAGGAACAATGATTTACAATAATACAAGCAAACGAATTGAAATTTATAAAAATGGAGTATGGGAATTTTTGATTTCATCTACAGAAATTAAATCTATTGTTACTGCTTCCGCAGATTTTGCCGAGTTCAAAGTTAGAATTTCTTCCTTGGGGTCAGCTCAACCATAAATAGTTGAGCCTTACTCTCTACACATGGCTGATACTAAACCAGCGGTGGAGAGGCAAGACCACGATGATGATAAAAGTGAAGTTCTTGGTAATTTAGTGAAAGTAGTTGTACTTATATGGTCTGCTTCTCTTCTCACATTTTCCTACGTTAGACTTCCAAATGGTCAAAAGATTTTAGATTTTGATCCAACATTTATCGCATCCGTTTTTTCTGGCTCGTTAGCTGCGTTCGGATTGTCTCCTGCTAAATCAGGTGGTAATGGAAACGGCAAAGCAGTAGCTAAGAAAGAACCCGAAGTTGTTTCCGCTATTGAGCCAAAGAAAGATGCAAAAACTGATTAACGTTCTCGCAGTCCTGTCGTTTCTAGGAACGGCAGGCATCATTGGTAGTGGATACTATCTGTACACACAGAAAGATCCTATCATTGAAGGTCTAAAAGAAAAAGTAACTAAGGCTGCTGTGGAGGGCGTTACCAATGCTCTACCAGGGTTGTTAGATTCTTCTATGCCTGAGTTACCAACAACAACAGGTCCTGCGCTACCCTTACCATGAATCAAGAAACCCTCAGTCAGTTTATCAAACCAGATCCTCCTAAGAAACCATCGGGATGGAAGATAATTATCACCACTGCTGGTGTATTGTTTGCTATCTCTCACATTGGTCTTCTGGGTTATCTGATTGATCGGAAAGAAGAGACACCGAGGGTTCCTCAAGTTCCCACAATTAATATCCCTCGTGGGGACTACTCCTCATACACTATTGAGGCAGGTCCACAGGGATATAAAATTCAGTACAAAGCAAACGACCCAGCAATCCTTGAGTCTGAAAGATCATTAGATCTTAATAAGCACAAGAAAGGATTTCTTGGCGGAGGAACTGAGCAGCGTCGTGAGTATCGTCGTGATCAATACACTATGGACGGCACCCGTAATATCGGAGGTGCAATTGATGCTGAGGGAAAGTCGAATGCACAAAGCGCCGAGTGCATCGCGGCGGACGCTGGAGCACGGTCTCAAGGTGCGATGGCGGGAACTAGCATCGCTGCTGGTCTCGTAGTTCCAGCGGTCGCTAACATCCCATACATTGGATGGTTAGCGGGTGGATGGGCACTGCTCCTAGGACAGAGAGCAGGTTCTTCTATCGGGTCACAGGTTGGCGCTGTGTTTAATGATTGCTGAAAACTTGATGAGAGTGGTTAAATAGTACAGTATGCTGATACGTATCATGGCTCAATCGACTTACAAGAAACAGGCAAAGAAAGAAGCAACAGAAACTTTCTTCCTGTACGTATTTTTTCATTCAATCTGGACAGGAATTTTTAAATTATTTGAGGACTGATGGAAATTAAAATTGATCCGATCAACGTCAGTGGAATCAATATCCCTGAGGTTACAGTTGTTGATGGAAGTAATTATTCTTCACCTCCCATTCCTGCTGCACCACCTGTAGTGGTAAATATTGGTGTGCCTATTGTTGATGTGCCTGGTTGTGTCGAAGCCCACGAAGCGAACAACAACTCCAAAACTCTCGGAGGTGATGACGAGAGAGGACTGGTTACGTATTGTGACGCTGGCGTTCCCAGTTATAATCCTATTAATTTTGAACCTGAGCAGATAGTTCCAACGTATCCTGCTGGTGTAGATACGAGGCAACCAAAGAAACCAGAACCTCCTATTGCTCCCGATTTACCGACACCTAAAGTTCCTCTTGCTACTGCAAAGATTGACTGTCCTACAGCATCTCAGCAGGCAAAAGAACCTGTAGGTACATATGTTGAGGGGTTTAGAAAGAAAGTTACTGCATATGAACTCATTGGTAATGAATGTGTTCAGATTACAGAGAAAGTTTCCATTCCAGAACAAATAGTTGCGGGATTACCTAGTGGTGGACAGGTTATTCAAGTGGGTGGTATTGCTGTGATTGCTACAACGACAGCACTACTAGCAAAACCGTTAGCAGACATCCTACTCAAGGTCATCAAACCAACGGTAAAAAAAGTTATGAAAAAGATTGCTAAGATTAGGGGGAAGACAGTTCCCGTACTGTCCACTGCAGAGCGTAGAAATGAGCAACGGGACCGAAACCGTGCTATAATGGGATTGAGACAAACGCTCAGACCAAAATGACCTACGAAGCTGAAGTACAATTCAAGTTTGATGCTACCTATACTCACGATTACAGTCGTGGGTTTGGATCTACCATCGGGGATGATGACTTTATCCCTGAAGAGCATTACCTGATCACTGCTCCTGCTGGAGATCTCAATGCTAAACAGTATTTCAAACTGTTTGAGAAGTTTATGCTCTGTGTGGGTATGGATCCCAAATCTATCCGCAGTGGTGCTATGTCATTGGTCTTCAATGATTGGACTAATGAAGAAGAGCAGCGTAAGGTCT